TCCTTTGACCGCCGATAAAGGTCACTTGGTTGCTAATACTTCATTAGATGATGTTCTCCAGACAGGCTCGTTTGTGGGGACATTATATATTCGCACCCCTACGCCGTTTAATCATTCATTCGTGTACACTTCGGAGTAATTATGGTAGGTTTTCATATTCCGGGTGGTTCGATAATGTATGCCCGAAACGTCAGTAACGCCGCAAATACTCTAAACTGTCCAGTCGGTGTCGATACAATAATCCCTCTGACGGGTGACGGCAATAATAATTTTAATACTAGAAATGCTGAAATTGACGGCAGAGTGACATTTGATGATGCTTACAACAGTGGTAAGGGTGGAATAATTCTTAATCGAATTCATCATGACTCTTATATTGAATGCAGATTGACTTACGTGTATTTAGGTTCTTCTAATGCTGAAGCTGTTTTTAAAGTTCGACTGGTGTCTAATTTAGCAGACCCAAATTCCGGCGTGATTATTAGTAATCAACCAGTAGTCATAAAAACAGACAAAGAACAAACATCATTCTTATCATTTTATGGCGGTGGTATCGATGCTATTTACCCGCTAGTTGAACCTGATTCAACAAGTGATCTTCAGATAAATGGATTTTTAATCTCTGTTCTGGAGACACGATAATTTCCATTGAAAGAACTAGGAGAGCACCATGAGTTTTACATATGATCCCACTATCGCGGATGACATCTCCAAAGTTCGAAGTTTAATTCAGGATACTGTCGAGTTAACCGCTGATTTCCAAGATGAAGAACTTCAATTTTTCCTCGATATAAATAATGGTAATATCTATAAAGCCGCAAGAGAAGCTGCGTTCAGGTTGTATGTAAAATACTCTAAAATGGCGGATATAGAACAGGTCGGTAAGATTCGCCTTGAGTACGTAAGTCGTGCTGGAGCAATGAAAGACCTATATGACGTTCTTCTTACTGAAACAACCAAACTCTCAGGTAAACCAATGATGTACTTCGGAGGCATTACCAAATCAGGGTTCAATAAAAATCGATCCGACACTTCTCTTGTTCGTCCTGACTTCACTAAAGATTCTATATTGTTTGATCCTTGTGTTCCTGATTTGCCTGAAGATTGCACGGACATCATCTGATGGCTTATTTGATTGAAGATAACGCTGCGCTCAATCGTGTTTTATTAAGACTTCGATTGGCACAACTGAAAGAAGTTGAAATGGGTTCAATGGATGCTTCTCAGCATAGTACGTTTGATGGAACTGTATCTGCTCTCGCTACAATGTATGAATTAGGTTTTACAACAGAATCCGGTAAAGATGTAATTGCGTCATTTATGCAGCCCGCCGATTACTCAGCAAGACAGCCTCAAAGTAATTTGAATAATGCTTTACGACAAATGGTACCGCTCCTTATGCGAGGCAATATAGGCGTGACTGATCTTCTTGGTGAAGTAGGGTCCGTTCAATCTAGCGAATATCGTCAATACATTCTTGACAACAAAGTTCAACTCAGGAGAGATGGGCATGTTGTTTCTAAACCCGAGGGTACCCGATTAATTGAGACTGGTGAACTTGAAGATAGTATTGATTATGAGGTGAGATAGTGAATTTTCCATTAACGATCATGCGACAGTCAATAACTGTTTATCGTACAGCCGCTGGTACCCTTGATGCTAATGACAGATGGGTAGATGGCGCTGAGACAAATGAAGTTCATGCTCAGACATCAGTTCAGCCAACATCAGGTAGGGATTTATTAGTTCTTCCCGAAGGTGATCGATCAGACTCAATTATTAGAATTTTCGATATTAAACCTCTATACACTGTAAATAAGTCTGCCGGTACACCTGCTGATGAAATTGAATGGTTAGGTGAACGATACAAAATTATCAATGTTCAAGTATGGCAGACTGGCATTATTGACTACTATGAGGCGTTGGCTGCAAGGGAGAGACAGTAATGAATCTAATTGCCCTTGAGAACGCTCTACAGTCGATCATAAAGCCTCATTTGGGTGCAGTTAGTATCTTTGCACCAACTAATCAAAACATGCCTGAACAGACGCTCCTGTACGCTACATACGACCTCCTAACAATCAATCATATTGGCAGAGTCCAAAGAGATGTAATTGATGAGGACGGTGATCGAAAATTCTACGAACACTATGAAGTTGTTTTTAGAATCATCGCATATGGTCAGAACGCAATTATCACTTTACAGAATTTAAGTTTAGCTTTATCTAAAGAGACTGTTACAAATGCTCTCGCTGAAGCAAATCTTTCATATTCAACAAAAACCGCTGTTCGTAGGTTACCTGAAGTCATATCTTCAAGATGGGAAGAACGCGCGCAGATTAATGTAACATTCTTCACATTAGATGAAGGTACAGAAAATATCGGATTCGTAGATAACGCAACCATCACAGGTGATTACGATGATGGTGATCATATCATAGTTTCCGAAATTAATAGATAATTCCATGGAGAAATATAAATGTCTGATATTCGTGATATTGTAGACGTACAAATCACCAAAGGGACTCGAACAATCACTCGTCAAGGTTTTGGTACTTTGATGGTTATCGTTGATGTTACTGATGGTGTTGCAACCCAAGGTTTCCGTGTGAAATCTTATTCGAGTGTAAATGAAGTTGCAGATGATTGGGCTACTTCCGATTTTGCTTACAAGGCAGCTACCGCTTATTTTGGTCAAACCCCTTCGCCGCGATTCCTGAAAATTGGTATCTTTGATGATGGTGTAGCTGAAGCCGATACTGATTACCCTGACGCATACTCTAAGATTGTTGCAATCGATGCCGACTGGTATGCCGTCGCTGCTGAAACTCGTGTAGCTGCTGACGTACAGTCCCTTGCATCAACTGTAGCTGCTGATGAAAAACTTTACGGTACTTCTTCGGATGATGCTGATATTCTTGATGGTGCTTCTACCACTGACATCGCATATCTACTGAATAACGCTACTCAGGAACGAGCTTTCGTACTTTATAGTACTGATCAGGCGGATGCTCCTGAAGCTGCATGGTTTGGTAAGATGCTTCCGACCGATCCGGGATCTGCTACTTGGGCCTTTAAGAATCTTGCAACTATTAGTGCGGACAATCTAACAAGTTCTCAGGCTGTTGCTGTTTTCGCTAAAGGTGGTAACACCTATGAACCTATCGCTGGTCAGAATATCACTCGTTACGGCACCGTAGCTACTAATGAGTACATTGACGTTGTTCGTGGTATTGACTGGTTGACTGCTCGTATGGCTGAACAGATCTATTTCCGTCTGGTGAATAGTCCTAAGATTCCTTACACTAAAAATGGTCAGGCAATTATCGAAGCTGATATGAAAACAGTTCTTGAGATTGCTGTTAACCGAGGTGTAATAACCGCTGGATATACTGTTGAAATGCCTGAAATTTCCGGTATATCTGCAATTGATCGTGCGGCCCGTTACATGCCTGATATTAAATTCTTTGCGACTCTACAGGGAGCAGTTCATACTCTCCAGATTCGCGGTACTGTGAGCGTTTAAGGAGGATATTTAAATGGCTGTACGTACATATGATCCAAATGCAATTACTCTTTCGTTCTTCGGTTATCCCATTAGTGGTTTCCAAGAAGGTACTTTCGTATCTGTTGAGCGTTCCAGTGAAACATTCGCTCGTGTTGTAGGGGTAGGTGATACATCTCGTACTCGTTCACATGATAAAGGTGGTCGAGTTACATTCACACTGATGCAGACTGCTCCTATTAATGATTGGCTTGCTGCACTGCTTTCTGGTGACGAAGCTGAGAATAATGTAATCGGTCCTGCTATCGTCCGTGACAATTCGGGTAACTCTACATATACTTCAACTGAATCGTGGTTGGTGACTCAACCTACAGGTGAATTCTCCACTGATCAGACTGGTCGTGAATATATGATCGAATGTGCTGACCTTGCGATGTTCACAGGTTCTTCTGCTGATCCAGCAATCAATGAACAGGTACAGCAGGCAATTGCTGCCGCTGGTATCCTTAACCTTTAAAATAATAAGTTCTCGACCTTGGTGGCGTTCAATAATGTTCGCCATCTTTTTTAAGGTCATATAATAATATAACGGAGTCGAGCATAATGTCTGAATTTACAATCCCGTCTAAAGAAGTAACCATTGGTGATGTTGATTATCGTGTTCTCGCGTTCTTAGGAACCAAGTCAGTTACTCTTGTTGGTAAAGTAATGAAAATTGTAGGTCCTTCTATTTCTGAATTCTTCAATGAAACAGAAGACGCAACAACCAATGCTATTAAAGTATTCTCGCAAAGTCTTGGTGATCAGGATCTTGCGCCTATTGTCAAAGAACTACTTGCAGGTGTTACGAAAGAAGGCAAAGCCGTAAATCTTGATCGAGACTTTATCGGTGAAAACTTCGCACATCTTCCTAAGCTACTTGTGGAAGTATGTATGTTTAATTGGGGGTCGGCATTTCGCGAAATCTCGATTTAATTATCAAACTGTAAAATCCTCGAAAGACCCCTCCGCTACACCCCCGCCTTCTGCTCTCCAGAGAGTCATTTCTGATAAGTTTTCAATCCCATTTGAGATCTATCGGATTACCACCAGCGA